TCAATACACCGAATCGAATTGCAGGTTTCATGGCACAATGCGCTCACGAGTCATTAGACTTTACTGCGCTAGAAGAAAATCTGAACTATAGCGAAAAAGCATTAAATTCTGTTTTTGGTCGTTATTTTGGAAAAGGAAAGAGAAATGCTAAAGAATATGCTAGGAAACCTGAAAAGATTGCTAACTGCGTATACCAAGACGAATTCAGATCTTCACGTGGCGCTCTTGGCAATACCAACGCCGGCGATGGCTGGTTGTTTCGCGGACGTGGCATTAAGCAACTTACAGGTCGAAATAATTATGCAGCATTTGGAAAGACAGTTGGAATTACAGCAGACGAAGCAGCAGAATACGTAGCAACACCTAAGGGTGCTATGGAGTCTGCGTGTTGGTTTTGGAAAACTAACAAACTAGCTCGTTTTGCTGATGCAGACGACAATCTAGGGTTGACAAAGGCTATTAACGGTGGTACAATAGGGTTAGAAGATCGTAACCGCCGGTATAAAGATGCTAAGGCTATTCTAGGTGGAAGTGATATTCCAGTAACAAAAGCTACAAGCGCAAGCAAGAGAACATTACGAAAAGGCATGAAAGGTGATGATGTTGCAGAAATGCAGAAGGCACTCGGTATTGCATCAGATGGTGATTTTGGTTTCGGTACACTAACTAGTGTTAAGAAATGGCAGAATATCAATGGCTTAGTCGCAGACGGCATTGTTGGTCCAGCTACACAATCAAAGTTACTTGGTTAATAAATAGTACTACATAAAACAAATTAATAATCCAAAAGGAGAGAAACATGTCTTTAGAGAAAATTGTTGCAGAAGCAATGGCAGGGCGTCCACTAGAAATGAAAGAAGCCTTTGCAGAAGAAATCGAGTCACGCATTCAAGATCGTCTTGAGGAAAAATACGTCGAAATCATGGAAGCTAAAAAAGATGACATGGAAGACGAAGATGACATGGAAGATGAAGATGAAGAAGACGATGAAGACGATGAAGACGAAGACGAAGACGAAGATGACAAGTAAGTCGTTTTAATCTTATGCCTTCATTTTTATATGTCGGAATGATTCTCATGGTAGTAGCAGGCGGTGGCGCTTGGTACTACAAGTCTACTCAGGCTACTATCATGGAATTAACTGCTTACAATGCGCAATTAACTGCAAATGTAGAGCAGATAGAACAAGCCAATCAAAATAATATTAATACTATTGCTCAAATGGAAACAAACTTTGAAAAACAGCGTGAAGATTTTCAAGCGTTGCAACAAAGTTACAGTTTAATCCGCGAACAAAATAATCAACTTCAAAACAGATTAGGTAAGCACGATATTGGTGCATTAGCTGCAGCAAAACCTGCCTTAGTTGAAAGAGTTATTAACACGGCATCAAATAGAGCATTCAGATGCTTTGAGTTAGAATCTGGTGCACCTTTAACAGACAATGAAAGGAGCGCTACGAATGGTAAAGCATTTAATAGTGAATGTCCTTGGATTTATGATGATTTTATCACTCGCGGCGTGCTCGTCGAATCCAGTACAGCCACCAGCGAAGATAGTAACTAACACCGAATATGTCACACCACCCCAACCTATAGTAACACTACCAGATACTCTTGAACTAAAAGAGATAGAGTTTATTATTGTTACTCCTGAGAATATTGAAGAAGTACTCACAAATTTAAAAGACGATAAAGTTTTGTTTGCCTTAACTGCAAAAGGTTACGAGGATATTGCTTTGAATTTAAGCGATATTAGAGCATACATTCAGCAGCAAAACCAAGTAATTTTATTATATCGGAAAGTTTGGGATGAATAAATAATAGCAGATAATAAATTAAAAGTATAAGCACATTAACCTTGTAGTATTTTATTAGCTAAAATCTGCAAGGTTTTTTCGCTTTAAACGGAGAGTATCGTGACTGACCAGAATAATAGTTTGCAAACGGATGTTGCACTAATTAAAAAAGACATTAAACAAGTCGAAAGATTTTTTGTAAAATTCGACAGCGCATTAAATTCAATGACTGAGATTGCCACTCAAGTTGCTGTACAAGGTGAGATACTTAAAAACACAGTTGAAAAACTTGATGGCGTAGATGAAAGGATTGCTTTAAACAAGAAAGAAGATTTAAGTAACTATAACATTATCAATTCAAGACTTGAAGAGTATCGTAAATCCGCGTATGCAGATCACGAAAAGCTTGCAGCGGAAAGTAGACAAAATCGTAAAGAACGTAACGAAGAAATTATGACACAACTTGCTAAGATGAACGGCTCTTTAGAAGCAAGACTTGTTCGATTAGACGATCGTATTAAGTTGCTTGAGCAGTGGAAATGGTACATTATGGGTCTCGGCGCAACTGTTATTGTTATCGTAACTAATATCGAATGGAGTAAATTTTTAGGTTGACACCTGATGCGTATTGGTGTATAATGTATCTATAACATTCTATATAATGTAATCATGTATTGACATCATAGCATTTATGTGCTATAATGGTTTTATGTATTGAACTTGTGGACACTTTATAATATGGCAGAATTTATTGATATTCAATTTGCTCAGATGCTTTCTGGTCGTCTTGATCACTTCAAAATAAAACATACAAATCCTTACAAAATCAACTTTCGTTGTCCTATCTGTGGCGATTCTCAAAAGAATCGTTCAAAGGCTCGTGGTTGGTTGTTAGAGCGTGATAACAAGTTCTCATATTACTGCCACAATTGTGGTGCAAGCCATAGCTTCAATCACTTTCTTAAAACAGTTGACCCTCTATTATATAATGATTATATTGCTGAAAAGTTTGTAGCAAACACAACTGTTAGAGATACCAAGAAAGAACAGCCAGTTGAGCAATTTAAAACTAGAGCTCCTGTGTTCAGTAAAGATCCCCTCAAAAAACTCAAAAAGATTAGTCAGTTAGCATACGATCATCCTATAAAGAAGTATATTAATAAACGAATGATACCTACTAATCATCACTATCGCTTATTCTATGCTCGTCACTTTATGACATGGATTAACGAGATTATTCCAAACAAGTTTGATCCAGCAAAAATCGGCAAAGATGAACCAAGATTAGTAATACCTTTCTTAGATGAAAACGGTAAAGTCTTTGGTGTGTCTGCGCGTGGTTTTAATCCTAAGGGAATCAGATATATAACTATTATGTTTGATGAAAGACCAAAGATCTTTGGTCTAGATAAAGTTAACTTAGATCATCCGTATTATATCGTTGAAGGTGCTATCGATAGTATGTTCCTTGAAAATGCTATCTCTATGAATGGCGCTGAAGGCAACGGCAACTCTGCAAATGAAAACGCAATTTATGTGTTTGATTCAGAACCCCGCAACAAAGAAATACACAAGCGTATGGAAAAAGTAATAAAGAATGGTTACAAAATTTGTATATGGCCTGAGAACCTACCAGGTAAAGATATTAACGAACTGCACTTGGCTGGATTAAATGTAGAAAAGCTAATTGAAGACCACGTATATCAAGGCTTGCAGGCAGAATTAAAATTTACATCATGGAGAAAAACTTGATTAGAGCTATATTAGCACACGATTCACAATGGGGAATAGGCAAAGACGGAGATCTTCCTTGGCCAAAAAATAGTGAAGATATGAAATGGTTTAAAGAAACTACATCTGGCGATGTAGTAATTATGGGCCGTAATACTTGGGATAGTCTACCGTTTAAACCTCTGCCTAATAGAACTAATGTTATTGTAACAACACAAGACATTAAAGGCGCGCTAGGTAATATTGTGGTAGATATGAGAAGTTTGTTAAAGATCCTGCCGCAAATAAAATTTGCAAATAAAGATATTTGGGTTATTGGCGGCGCTCAATTAGTTGAAGGGATGATGCCTTATATTGACGAACTCTGGCTGAATAACGTTCAAGGTGATTATAACTGCGATACTTTCCTGCCAAAAGAACAAATCACGGAGCAATTTTCTGCCGCATCTTGGGAAGTAAAAAGCTTTGGAACAATCACAAAATGGATTAAAAACGATGTATGATTACGAAAGATTACTACGTGTTATTATGGAGTCAGGCGAAGATGTAAATGACCGTACCGGAACTGGTACACGTTCTATTTTTGGTCATCAAATGCGGTTTGACTTGAGAGAAGGATTTCCTGCTGTAACTACAAAGAAGCTTGCATGGAAATCTGTTGTCGGAGAGCTATTGTGGTTCCTCGAAGGTAGTACTGATGAACGCAGATTAGCTGAGCTTACATATGGTAAACATCGGTCTGTGCTTGAAGATAAAAAAACTATTTGGACTGACAATGCTGATAACCAAGGTGTTGCATTAGGATATCCAAATAACCGGTTCTATAAAGAACTTGGTCCAGTCTACGGTGCTCAATGGCGTGACTTTAATGGACAAGGATTTGATCAAATTGAGTGGCTTATTAATGAAATTAAATCAAACCCAGATAGCAGACGACTAATCCTTAATGCATGGAATCCTAATCAGATAGATAAAATGGCGCTTCCGCCGTGTCACGTTATGTCTCAATTTAGAGTATACAGCGGAAAGTTAAGTTGCCAGATGTACCAAAGAAGTGCAGATGTATTTCTTGGTGTACCATTTAATATTGCATCATATGCTCTCCTTACACATATTATTGCACGCGAGTGTGGTTTAGAAGTAGGCGAGTTAGTCCATACTATTGGAGATGCTCATATTTACAGTAACCATTTTGATCAAGTAAACGAGCAATTATCGCGTACTAGCTTTGCGGCACCAACATTAAACATTGATGAATCATTTGAACTTTTATTTATTAATGAATATACTAATGATACAGTTAGTAAATTTACATTGACAAATTATTTTCACCATGATACAATTAAAGCTAAGATGGCAATATAAATAATGAACCAGATCAAGATCGATTATATTATAAAGGAAGAAGCATGATTCAAGTTACCAAACGAGATGGTCTAAAAGAACCATTGAACGTTGAAAAGCTTCACAAAGTGGTTTTCCACGCATGTGAAGGTATTACCGGCGTTAGCCCAAGCGAAGTTGAAATTAGTAGTCAGATTCAGTTTTATAACGGTATGAAAACTTCTGAAATCCAAGAGACTCTAATTAAAGCTGCAGCTGATCTTATTAATGAAGACACGCCAAACTATCAATTTGTTGGTGGCCGTCTAATTAACTACGCGTTGCGTAAAGAAGTATATGATGGATACGAACCAATTCATGTCCTCGAGTTAGTAAAGAAAAATATTCAACGTGGCTTTTATGATCAAGAACTCATTTCATATTATACTGAAGAAGAGTGGGATAAGATCAATGGTTTCATTAAGCATGACCGTGACGAAAGTCTAACTTATGTAGCAATGGAACAACTACGTGGTAAGTATCTTGTGCAGAACCGTGTTACTGGCGAGATATTTGAAACACCTCAAATGTGTTATATTCTTATTGCATCTGTATTGTTTCATAAGTACCCAGAAGAAACTAGACTGCAATACGTAAAGGATTATTACGATGCTATTTCTCTACACGACATTAGCTTGCCAACTCCTGTTATGGCCGGTGTTCGTACGCCACAACGTCAGTTCAGTAGTTGTGTTCTCATTGAAACTGGCGATTCTCTTGACAGCATTAGCGCTACTGCATCTGCCGTTGTAAAATATGTAAGTCAAAAAGCTGGTATTGGTATTGGCGCAGGGTCAATTCGTGCAGTTGGTACTCCTATTCGTAAAGGTGACGCATATCATACCGGTGTTATTCCTTTCTATAAGCACTTCCAAACAGCGATTAAATCATGTTCGCAAGGTGGTGTTCGTGGTGGAGCTGGTACAATTTATTATCCTATTTGGCATTATGAAGCAGAAGATCTTCTTGTACTAAAAAACAACAAAGGTACTGAAGATAACCGCGTTCGTCATATGGATTATGGTGTACAGTTTAATAAGTTGATGTACGAGCGTCTAATTACTGGTGGCGATATCACATTGTTTTCACCAAGCGATGTTCCAGGCCTATACGACGCGTTCTATGCAGATCAAGATAAGTTCCGTGAACTGTATGAAAAAGCAGAACGTAATACAAAGCTACGTAAGAAAACACTCAAGGCTGCAGCGTTGTTTAGTTCGTTTATGGATGAGCGTAAAAACACTGGTCGTATCTATCTGCAGAACGTAGATAATGCAAACGATCATGGTTCATTCCTGCCTGATCTTGCTCCTATTCGTCAAAGTAACTTGTGCGCAGAAATTACATTGCCAACTAAGCCTTTGAATGATATTAACGATCCTGAAGGTGAAATTAGTCTATGTACTCTTTCTGCTATTAACTGGGGTAACGTTAAATCACCAGCTGATTTTGAAAAAGCATGTACACTAGCAGTTCGTGGATTAGATGCTTTGCTAAGTTACCAGAATTATCCAGTTCTTGCTGCACAACTGTCTACAGAGAAGCGTAGACCTATCGGAGTGGGCATTATTAACTTTGCTTATTGGATGGCAAAGCATGACCTAAGCTATCAGGATATCACTCCAGAGGGCTTAGAGTTGATTGATGAGTACGCTGAATCATGGTCTTATTATCTTATTAAAGCTTCAGCTGATCTAGCTATTGAGCAAGGCAATATCTCAGGTGCTTCTGAAACTAAATATGGCCAAGGCATTACACCTAATCAAACATATAAGAAAGATCTTGACGAGTTGGTCAAGCATAAAGAACGTATGGATTGGAAAGGCCTTCGCAAGCAACTGAAAGAAACGGGTATTCGTAACTCTACTCTTATGGCTCTGATGCCTTCTGAAACTTCTGCACAGGTCGCTAACGCTACTAATGGTATTGAACCACCCCGTAGTCTTATAAGTGTCAAGCAGAGTAAGCACGGAGTTCTCAAGCAGGTTGTACCTGAATACCGTCGTCTTAAAAATAAATATGATTTATTGTGGGATCAAAAGTCTCCTGAAGGTTACTTAAAGATTATGGCAGTATTGCAGAAGTATATCGATCAAGGTATCTCAGTTAATACGAGCTATAATCCAGTATTCTTTGAAGATGAAAAGATTCCAATGAGCGTTCTATTACAGCATTTGTTAATGTTTTATAAGTACGGCGGAAAGCAATTGTATTACTTTAATACATTCGATGGTCAAGGTGAAATTGATACTGATAAAATGACTGAAGAGCAATTAGCTCTAGGCGAATTAGATGACGAAGATTGCGAGTCGTGCACAATTTAAAGGTTGACATTATCACCTAATAGTGTTAAAATAAAAAAGAACAAGAAATTACACAAGGAAATTTAGATGAGCGTTTTTGATGTCCAAAACCGCGTTGACCATACCTCAGTTGCTTCCTTTTTGGATCCAACTGGGGGACCAACAATTCAGCGTTATGACACACTCAAGTATAAGCAGTTTGATCAACTTACCGATAAACAGCTTGGATTCTTTTGGCGGCCAGAAGAAGTAGATATCTACCAAGATGCAAAAGATTTTAAAGCTCTTACTGAGCATGAACAACACATCTTTACTTCAAATCTGAAGCGACAAATTCTTCTAGATAGTGTACAAGGTCGAGCACCAGCAGAAAGCTTTGGATCTATTGTTTCATTGCCCGAACTTGAAAACTGGATTATCACTTGGACATTCTCCGAGACGATCCATAGTCGTTCTTACACTCATATCATTCGTAACATCTATTCAAATCCATCTAAGATTTTTGATGAGATGCTGGATGTTAAAGAGATTGCAGATTGTGCTGGGTCTATCTCAGGTTACTATGACGCTCTTATTGAGATGGCTGGCTACTATAACCTATTGGGTGTTGGTACACATACAGTTAACGGCAAAAAAGTAGTAGTTGATCTATATCAATTAAAGAAACTTTTGTATCTTTGCTTGATGAGTGTTAATATTCTTGAAGGTGTTCGTTTTTATGTTTCGTTTGCATGCTCTTGGGCATTTGCAGAATTGAAGAAGATGGAGGGTAATGCTAAAATCATTAAGCTTATTGCTCGTGATGAAAACCTCCACCTTGCTTCTACTCAAATGATGCTTAAGTTGCTTAAACAAGAAGATAAAGACTTTGTAAAGATTGAAGAAGAAACACGCGAAGAATGTACTCAAATGTTTGTTGATGCAGTAGATCAAGAAAAACAGTGGGCAAAATATCTATTCAAAGATGGATCTATGATTGGTTTGAATACAGAGTTGCTTTCACAATATATCGAGTTCATTGCAACTCGTCGTATGACTAATGTAAAACTCACTTCACCTTATAGTATTAAAAGTAATCCGCTGCCTTGGACCCAAAAATGGATCTCTGGTGCTGATGTTCAAGTGGCTCCACAAGAAACAGAAATTACTTCTTATGTTCAAGGTGGCACAAAACAAGACGTATCATCTGATACATTCAAGGGGTTCTCATTGTAATGTATGAAGAATATTTTGAACAAACAATAAAAGATTTTTGCGTAGATGGTCGTTATAGAGTATTCAATGATATTCTTAGAGAACGTGGATCTTTCCCAGAAGCTATATGGTATGGTAAATATGCGCCAAAGAACATTGTTAATTGGTGTTCAAACGATTATCTTGGTATGGGCCAAAACGAATATGTAGTAAGCGCCATGCATACAGCATTAGATCAATCTGGTTCTGGTTCTGGCGGTACTCGAAATATTGGTGGAACATCACAGTATCACGTAACACTAGAACGAGAACTTGCTAGTTTACATTCTAAGCCTGCATCGTTACTTTTCACAAGTGCTTATGTTGCTAACGAATGGTCTCTTATTGCGTTGAGCAAAATTATTCCAAATATTTGTTTTATTTCTGACAGTAAAAATCATGCTTCGTTGATTGTTGGTATGTCGCATAGTCGGGCTACTAAAAAGATTTTTAAACATAATAATCTAGATGATTTAGAAGCACAACTCAAAGCCGCAGTAAAGGCAAAACACATTCCTTGTATTGTATTTGAGTCTGTTTATTCTATGGATGGTGATATTAGTCCGATGGAAGCTATCTGTGATCTTGCAGATAAATATGACGCAATTACTTATATTGATGAAGTCCACGCTGTTGGTCTATACGGTGAACAAGGTGCGGGTTGGTGCGAAAAGTTAGGTTTAACAGATAGGATTGATATTATCAATGGTACACTCGGCAAAGCATTCGGGGTACAAGGTGGCTATATTGTCGGTAACACTAATATCATTGACTCTATTAGGTGTGTTGCTAGCGGGTTTATATTCACGACATCAACAAGCCCAGTCATTTGTGCCGGAGCCTTGGCATCTATCAGATATCTCCGTGATCATCCTCAACTAAGAGATAAGCACCAAGAACGAACTACAAAACTAAAAGAAATGCTAGCTGAAGCTGGTATACCAATACACAAAACCGCATGTACACACATAGTACCAGTAATGGTTAATGACGCGTTTAAGTGCAAAACTGCAAGTGATCGTCTTTTAAATGAATACGGTATATATATTCAGGCAATCAATGCGCCAACCGTAGAAGCAGGTACAGAAAGATTAAGAATAGCACCTACGCCGTTTCATGATGATATTATGATGATACAGCTTGTTGAAGCATTAAAAGAGGTATTGAAATGAATCAACTTCAAAATGCATATTTTGCTAGATTTAAACAAAAGGAAATTATTATGAATAAAATTAAAAGAGCGTTTTGGTTTACACTAGGAATTATCTTGGTAGGAGTAGCTTATCTTGGAGTCATTCTTCCAGGCTTACCTTGGAGTACTCCAATTCTTGGGGCAACGTTTTGCTTTGCAAAATCAAGTCCAAGATTCCACGCTTGGATTATGAATCACCCGCGATTTGGTCCATTCATTAAAGAGTGGAGTAAATATCGAGTGTATCCAACTCCAGCAAAGTATCTAATGGTTGCGGTAATGTCTACATCACTTGTGGTCTTTTTCCTTACTCTTGCAAACGTAAAAGCTACCATTTATATGGCTATTACTTTTGCGTTAATTATCGTTTGGGCTACTCGCTATCCTGGTTCAAAAGCAGAAGCTGAACGAAGAATCGATGCTGGTGAAAAGATTGGTTGGCTAAAGTAAATAAATAAACTCAACAACCCTTCGATGTGGAGGGTTTATAAACACTTACACAATGTTATTGATGACGGAGATATAATGGCTAAGAAAATCCTAATTACCGGTGGCGGTGGTTTCATTGCACACCATCTGATCAACCAAGTACTCAAAAGAACTGATTGGGAAATTGTTACTGTAGATCGATTAGATTACAGCGGCAACCTCAATCGTTTGCATGATCTTCTTCAAGAAAGAACCCCAGAAGAACGTAAGCGTCTTCGTACTATTTTCCACGATCTAAAAGCAGAATTCAATCCAATGCTTGTTGCAGATATCGGCGACGTTGATATTGTTGCACACTTAGCAGCTGGATCACACGTTGATAGGTCAATTGACTTTCCAATGGAATTTGTAATGGATAACGTTGTTGGTACATGTAACATTTTAGAATTTGCACGTAAGCAACCAAACTTAGAACGTTTCCTATATTTCTCAACTGACGAAGTATTTGGTCCTGCGCCAGAAGGTGTTAACTACGACGAGTACGATCGTTACAATTCTACCAATCCTTATTCTGCTTCTAAAGCAGGCGCAGAAGAACTTTGCGTAGCATATCAAAATACATATAATATGCCTATCTATATTACGCATACAATGAATGTGTTTGGTGAACGTCAACATCCTGAGAAGTTTATTCCTATGACTATCCGTAATGTACGTGATGGTGGTATGGTAACAATTCACTCTGATGAGACTAAAACAATCGCTGGTTCACGTCATTATATTCACGCTGAAGATGTTGCAGACGCCACTTTGTTCTTGCTTGAGCACGAAGGTACACTAAATGTTACAAATAACAATGGCGTTAAGTGTCCTAAGTTTAACATCTGCGGTGCTACTGAGTTATCTAACTTAGAGTTAGCACAAATGATTGCTGATGCACAAGGTAAAGAATTAAAGTATCAAATGCAAGATTTCCATTCTTCACGTCCGGGTCACGATCTACGATATGCTCTTAGTGGTGAACGTATGAAACAAATGGGATGGGAGCCAACTGCTGTACAACAACGTATTGCTGAAGTAGTTAAATGGACATTAGAAAATAGAAGGTGGTTAGACATATGAATATGAAAGATTTTGAAAGAATCATTGAAAAAGAATACCAAGACGAATTGAATAATCCGTCTGATATTAATGAACATGTGCATGACTTGCTCACACTAGCCTTAGACTGCACACATGTTACTGAGTTTGGTAGTAGGTTTGGTTCTAGTACAAAGGCCTTTCTGAAGGCTCCTGTGACCCTTAGAGCATACGATCTGGAAATTCATAATCCTCTTATGAACCTATTTAAAATGGCTCGTAAGGTCGGTAAAGATGTAGAATATGAAAAGGGTAATACTCTTAGTCTTCTTATTGAACCAACTGATATGATCTTTATTGATACTTGGCATTCACAAAGGCAATTACGTGATGAACTAAAGCTTCACGGTAATGCTGCCCGCAAGTATCTTGCTTTCCATGATACACACACTTATGGTGTACGTGATGAACAAGCAGATTGGGCTAAAAATCCCGATCGTAAAGCTATGGCTGGTCAAGGATTACTTCCAGCGATTATTGATTTTGTAATTGCAAATCCTCATTGGAAGTTCAGGACGCATAAGACAAATAATAATGGATTAACTGTTTTGGAAAGAAGAGGCTAATATGCAAGTTGTAGATTGTTTTCCTTGGTTTGCTCCCTACGGAGAAGAACTACTTTATCTGCGTGTAAATCTGTTAAAAGACCACGTAGATAAATTCATTATTGTTGAATCAAATAAGACTCATGCTGGTCATCCCGTGGAACGAAAGTTCCCGGAGGTGGCTCGCAAGCTTGGTCTGCCTATAGAAAAGATTATCTATATTGAACATGATATTCCTGAGACCGAAGATCTGGAAATTCTAGATATAGATCGAAGGAATGCTGGTAATAACGCTAGTAATAAAGATTCGCTACTAGCGCGTGTTCGTGAACGTTTACAAAAAGACGCTGTGATGATGGCATTGCGAGATTTTGAAAAGCGCGATGTGTTTATTTACGGTGATGCTGATGAAATCATTGATCCAAAACATATTAAGTGGTTAGCAAAACAAGCTCACAATCATCCTAATATTATTGTTAAAGTTCCATTAGTATATCTTCAAGGTAGAGCTGATTTACGAATCCATCATAAAGATGGCCGGGCCGTTATTTGGAAGCGAGCTATGTTTATAGCTACCAAAGAGCAAATTCAGCATTGCAAAATCAGTAACATTCGTTGCGGCAATATTAATATACCAATTCGGTTTCCAACTCAAGACGGTATTGTGCAAGAAGATATGGGTTGGCATTTTGCTTGGATGGGCAGCAATGCTCAACGTCAAACAAAGGCAGAATCTTTTGCTCATGCTTTTGATAGCTTTAAATGGCATACTGAAGGCGGTTACGCAGACTATAAGCAATTCGTAGATACTACAGAACCTGTTGAAGGTAACATTGCTCCTGATAGTAATGAAGATCATATTCTTAAAAGATATCCACATGATAGTCTTCCTAAACTAATTTTCGAATCTCCTTTAGTTAAAGAGTTCTTATTACCAGAAGTTAAGCTTGATTCAAATCACGTGTTTAATGATTGCAATTGTTATTGGTGCCAAAAATTAGAATGGCCTTTATTATATGACCTAGAAAATAATCATGAGAAGCTTTGGTTTGAAGTTCCACGCAGTTGTTCTGTAACCATTAAAGAAAGCTTTCCATCGCGTATTCAAGTAATGCGTGATACTAGATTGTATAACCGTTTCGTTGAAGAAAAGAAAAAGCCTATCATGATATTTACAGATCCAATCGATCGATTCATTTCGTTGATTAATGTGTACCTTACTGATAAGCAACGTTACTCTGACTACGGTAAAGACATCTTTAGTACCTTTGACAAAGATATAACTCAGCTGACAAAGCAAGAAAAGATTGATTTGTTTTTTGCTAATCTTAATAAGATTACGTCTGGGCACCAGGTCCATCACTTCCACCCACAATGCCGGTTTGTTGATACTGAAAACTTTGAGGATATAGAAGTTGTACGTCGTGAAGATGTTAATAAGTACTTTGGTATAGATCAAATGCATAATGTAACTAAGAAAGACATTACTGCTGCAGATTTTTCTGAAGAACAAATTGACTTCATTGAGAGAGCATACGTTAGCGATTACGCATTCTTAGAAAAATATGGTGTGAAAAATGGCAAAGCTAAAAGTAAACGAAAGAACAGTTGAAGCTCTTCAGCTAGAAATCGATCATCATAAGAAAGAGAAAGCTTATGTCCTCAGAGAGAACGATTCTCTGAGGGCTGATCGCATGATGCTCCTTGAGATGCTTTCTGACTTAACTGAAAACGAAAGTTACTGGGCAGAAGATGTAGCAACAAAAACTACAGTTTGGCGTCTAAAAAACTTGCTAAATAACCTAAAAAGTAGTTGACATTATTCCTTAACTAACTTATAATATTATTATAAGAAATGAGGAAGATACATGTTGATTAATATACTCAGTACTATCCTAACCGGTACTATGATTATTGGTACCGCGTTTACTCCAATTTACGCGAATCAAGCTATGCGCACTACGCAATTTGTGCAAGCAAATGAAGCTGAGGCTCAATGCTTAGCTCTTAATGTTTATTACGAAGCTCGTAGTAGTAATTTAGCAGATAAAGCTGGTGTTGCGGATGTAGTTTTAAATCGTGTAGCAGACCGCCGTTACCCTGATACGATCTGCGACGTAGTACAAGACGGTTATAAGTCAGGCCGAAAAGATTGTCAATTTTCTTGGTATTGCGATGGAAAGCCGGATGTACCTGTAGATTTAGACCGCTGGTTTGAAGCTCAGACCGTAGCATATAATATGATCGAGTTTAAAGAATATCGAGGTATTTCTGAAGGTGCAACACATTATCATGCAACATATGTAAATCCATTCTGGGCATCTTCTTTGCGCATGGTTGGTCGCATTGGTGAGCATATTTACTACCGTTGGGAATAGAGGAAGTTAGAAATGGACGCAAATAAATTTACTAATGCTGTTAATCGAGTAGAGCAGTCGTGTCCTCCTATTTGGATGATGAGACAAGCTGGTCGTTATCAGCCTTCGTATATGGAAATAAAAGAATCATACAACTTTGAGCAGATGTGTAAACTACCACAGATCGCTTCTAAAGTTGCTATGTTGCCAATTAATGATTTTGACTTTGATGCTGCTATATTGTTTAGTGACATTCTTTGGCATGTCGAAGGGCTGGGACTTCCTTTGAAGTTTGATCCAGCCCCTAAGTTTGAGTTTCATCTTAACGAAGATAATTGGCAAAACCATACTGATGTTGAAAAGGCAATGGATCATCTAGACTTTCAACAAACAGCTATGGCTACTACTCGAGATATACTACCAGATCATAAGAGTCTAATTGGATTTGTTGGTGGTCCTTGGAGTGTATTGAATTATGCTCTTGGTGGTAATAAAGTAAGCAATGATTTTAAGACTACATATCTTACAGAAGTTATTATTCCATTAATGGTTAAAAGTATTAGAGCACAGAAAGTAGCAGGCGCTGATGTCGTAATGATTTTCGATAGTGGTCTAAGTAATATAAGTAAAGCATATTACGAAAATACATATCTACCAATGCTTGAGCAACTTGCATTGATTGGTAACGTTGGTTATTATTCACGTGATTTACCAAAAGGCTCTTTGCCGAAAGTAAAGAAAATGAATTTTGCTGGCATCGGTATTGATTCTACTGAAGATTTAGCTAAAACATTACAGACACATAAGAATGGTTTTGTTCAAGGTAACTTCAATGAACAGCATATGTTACTAGAAAATAAACTGTATCATTACGAATTAGATAAGTGGCTTGATAGTTTAGATGGAGTTGATACTACTGGTTGGATATGCGGACTCGGTCACGGTATTCATAAGACTACTCCTACTCGTAATATTACATATTTTATTGATACCGTAAGGAATAGATTTGATTAGTTATAGCACAAATTGGATGGGCCCTGTTTCTACTCGTTGGTATGAGGAAAGGGACATACCGTTTGTATTGAAGAAAACATCAGGGAAGATATTACCAGTAGTAGAGTATAAAGACTTTTTAGAAAGCTATTCTTGTGGTCGTATCGACATCTATGGACTAGATGATGATACATACTGGTGCGGCAAATCAGAATATGGTGTTGCTCCTATGCGTACAGAAGACTGGAATGCCTTTGGTGATTGGTTGGACAATATAGAAGATGAAAGTCTGATTACATATGAAGAACTGATACGTCAATTCGAAGAACACTATGGCAACAAGATAAGGTGGATTGATAATGTTTAATGAATACGCTAAGTGGTTTAAAACCCTCCAAGATGAAATTTGTAGTACTATAGAAGATATAGATAGCAAAATGGAAAGCCACGAGCCCACGGGAAAAGAAGGCTGGACACAACGGCATATGACTTTGCGTGGTGATGTGTTTGAGAAAGCAACTGTAAACTTCTCTAAGATTGAATCTGAATTTGATCCTTCGTTTGCACACGAAATTCCAGGTACTGAAGAGCACAATAGATATCAGGCTACTGGCATCAGCGTTGTTCTTCATCCTTGGAACCCGCATGCTCCTGCAATGCATTTTAATACACGTTACTTAAAAACAAGCACTAAAGAATGGTTTGGTGGTGGCATGGATGTTACTCCTTGTATGCCATTCAATAAAGAATCATACCATAACGAATTGAAAGATATGTGTAATGGATACGATTCAGAGTATTATTCTGATTTTAGTAAAGCGTGTGATAAGTATTTCTATTTGCCACATCGTAAAGAAACGCGTGGCGTAGGCGGTCTGTTTTTTGAATACCACGATCCAAAGGATATGAGCTTTGATTTTGTAAAAGATGTTGGTAATACATTTAATGATTTAATACGATCTATTGTTACTCCTACGTTAGAGATGAATTACTCTCAAGCAGATAGAGAAATGTTAGAAATTAAACGTGGACGATATGTTGAGTTTAATCTATTATATGATAGAGGAACTCGTTTTGGTTTTAAAACAGGAGGTAACATGGATGCGATTCTAATGAGTCTTCCACCAACGGTGAGATGGTCATGATGATTAGAGTAGGAGTTCGAGGTAGTGACTTAGCATTAGCATATGCTAAACGAGCCTGTAATGACTTACGTTCTTGTAACATAGTATCGTGTGATACTGAAATAGTTGTTATTAAAACATTAGGCGATTTAAACCCCGATGTACCGGTGAGTGAGATTGGTGGTAAAGGTGTATTTTGTAGTGCATTAGAATTAGCTTTAGTCAATAATGAAATTGATGTTGCTGTGCATAGTCTAAAAGATATGCCTGGAGATTGGGAACATCCTGATCTAGAAATTACATCAACACTAAAACGCAATAGCCCATACGATGTAATCATTGGAAAAGTTTTTGACGGTTTTACGTTAGGTACGAGCAGTCCTAGACGCAAAGCTCAATTAGAAGAATTGTACGCTGGCTACAATGTAAAGATCAAACATATTAGAGGAAACATAGATACTCGTTTAGCGAAGCTTGACGCTGGCGAATATGATGCTATTGTATTAGCAGAAGCTGGCCTACGCGCTCTTAAAGTTGTTAGATCATATTCTGTGCTACCTATTATTCCAGCAGTTGGTCAAGGTACTATAGCTTTACAATGCAGGAAATCAGATCTTGATACTATTGCTATTGTGAAGCTAACTGATCATGATTTAACTCATCGGCAATCTAATTTAGAAAGAGCATTGCTTAAAGGTGTTATGGGTGATTGTAGTACGTCGATTGCTGCACATGCTGAAGGCGACAATCCAATTAGCATGAGTACAGTTTTCTACAAATAAATGTTGACAGCTTAACAATTGTGTGATATATTAATACTTAATAACGACTTACATAAAGGAAAACATGCTATGAGCAAAGACGAAAACCTTTTCTGGGATTTACTCGACGAAGAATCATCAACTTTATATGTAGATAATGACATGTGTTATATTGAAGATGGTGAGACTGAAGAAACTCATTCATTCGATTTTAGTCCTGAGCGTTTGGTATTTTTATTCGCGGACAAAATGGGAATTACAGCAGAAAGTGTCTAATGATAGAAATTACTGAAAAAGAATTCAAGCAATTCGAATTACTAAAAAAGATATTTGTTCATGTTAGTCCTGAGAAATTTGCAGATGTTTTCTTTATCTGCGGGGAAGGTGGGAGTAAAGACGAAATGGGTTTACCTGAATACATCACGGTTTGCCCAGCGTACGGCTTAGATGGCCACGCGACATATAAAAAACATAATGATTACTCAGCACCAAGCTGGTAACGCAAGGAGAAATATTAAGTGACTAAATCTAAGCAGATAGATATTATGGATATGTTTAAACCACCAGTAAGTCAAAACCATAGGATTATTACAAAACAAGCAGTAAACATTCACGAGTTTTATTTAAGCGGAGAGATTGAATCATCGGAAGATTATATCGAATGGTTTGATACTATTCGTAGTGCAAATCAAAACGATATTTTAAAATTCTATATTAATTCACCAGGCGGTGATCTTTTCACAGCTATCCAATTTATGCGAGTACTAAAAGAGAGTGAAGGTACTATTTCAGTATCAGTAGAAGGTGCTTGTATGAGTGCTGCTACTTTAATCTTCTTGCAAGGCCATCAGTTTGAAGTATCACCTCACTCGATGTTTATGTTCCACAACTATTCGAGTGGTGTAGTGGGTAAAGGCGGTGAAATGTATGATCGTCTAGCACACGAAAAAGACTGGTCTGAAAAGCTTCTTCGAGATGTATATTCAGATTTCTTAACTGAAAAAGAAATTACATCTATTCTAAACAGCAAAGATATCTGGATGGACGGTGATGAAGTTGTTAAGCGTCTGAGAAAGAAAGTAAAAGCTATGGAAAAAGCCCAAGCTAAATTAGAAAAAGAAGAAACCGAAGAAGAATAAAGGTTGACACCGTCTTATTTTCGTGATATAATGATTATAAATTAATAGAAAACAGAAAGGTAATATATTAATGGATATTAAGCATCCAACATTATTCGATAAAGATAGAGTAATTGAAATATACGAAAAGAAAGACGGTGTTCCAATCAAGTACGTATGTACTACTGATCTACGGAGTAGTGATGTTCCTGCAGATATTTTCTATAGGGACTCACCTCACCCAGAGTTTGGCAATCGCTATTTTGGCTTATTTCGCCATCCAATTGATCAGCATCTTTTGATCACAAATGCTGATATGGTAGAGGATTTTGAATTTGGGATGATTAAGGATAGTGACAACAACTGGTACTATTCTTCTTCACATCATGATTGTATCTTTATTGAAGATAAAATGATTGATGGTGGCCGCCAATATATTCGCTCTACTGGCCTTGATAGTACATTTAAAATTGTTAACGGAGAATTTGTAAATGCAGAATAAAGATGAACGATTTGTAGTAGTTACAACTGTTAGTCAATTCAGACAACGATACGCGATTCCCGTAAGTAAGCTACAAAAGAGTAACTTAGAAATAGATATCACTAATGATACTGCAAAACAAATAGAGTGGGCTGAAGACTCTGTTTCTATGGAACAAGTAAAAGAATTCTCTCAACACTGGTTAGGTGAATCTATTATAGATTCATTTATTCTTGATGAAGAGCGTGTTCTAAATCTCTTTGATAAAGATAATGATTACTTGAAAACATGGTCAGTTGAACAAAAAATGGAATACATCCATAAGTGGGAAGAAAAAAATGTCTGAGTATAGTCCACACAAATGGGTCGTTTTAAAATTTAAAGGCGATGACCCGCATTACCGAGTTCTTGGTAGTTGGTCTGGTGGGTATCTTGACGGTGATTCTTGGCGAATGAATAGCGGTATTACAAGTGTAAATGAGGATGAGCAAGACTATCATTTCTTTGGTTCTAGTGGTTCGTGCTACATTTGCAATAAAGAGTCTTATGGGATGATACTCTATACCTCGGCTGTTTATGAGGATTTCAAAGAAGAGCACGGCGATAATATAGAATTAATGCCACAAGATACAGATTGGAAAACAATAGACTGGATTATAAGCTAATGAGAGTAATGATATATGGGTATGGTTTTGTAGGCAAAGCACATGCGCATGTTCTCAAAAGTAAACACATTGTTTATATTCGTGATATAGCTAAGGGCTTTGATAATGTGAATCGCCCCGATGCGGCAATCATTGCTGTGTCTACTCCAATAGGCAAAGATGGTAGTTGTGATATGTCTAATGTTTACGATTGCATTGGGCAGATTGCTTCTTCCACTCCTATACTAATCAAATCTACTATCAGTCTTGAGGGATGGCGAGAAATTAAAACTCGGTGGCCTGAAAAAACAATATCATTTTCACCTGAATATTTGCGCGCAGCTCGTGCCCAAGATGATTTCAAAAATCAAGATGAAATACAAATTGGCGGTGGAGATGAATCTTTCTGGATAAACCTACTCGGAACAGTATTACCTCTTGTAAGATTTGATATTGCAGAAGCTGAAGAGTTAATTTTAGCTAAATACATTCGTAACAGCTTTTTAGCTCTTAAGGTTGCATTCTTTAATCAAGCATATGACCTTTGTGAAAAAGCCGGTGTAGAACATACAGCAGTATCACACTATGTTAGTATGGATGATCGTATTGGCGATGGTCATACATATGTAACTGAAGAGCGTGGCTTTGGCGGTCATTGCTTTCCAAAAGATACTTCTGCATTGGTAGCATCTGCTAAAGTGCTTGGTTACGATTTTAGTATTTTAAAAGAAGCAATTGAATATAATGATAGGATTAGAACAAAATGAAATATGGTATAACTTTTAGTACATTTGATTTGTTGCATGCTGGTCATGTACAGATGCTTAGAGAAGCTAAAGAACAGTGTGACTATTTAATATGCGGCTTGCAAATGGATCCTTCTGAAGACCGTCCAGAGAAGAATGCACCAGTTCAAACAGTTGTAGAACGATATACCCAATTAAAAGGTATTCGTTATGTAGACGAAATTATTCCCTATTCTAGTGAAAAAGATGTTGAAGATATATTGACAATGTATCATATTGATGTTAGAATATTAGGAGAGGAGTATAAAGAAAAGGATTTTACAGGAAAAGATATTTGTAAAAAGCGTGGTATCTTGCTGTATTTCAATAAACGTGAACATCGCTTTTCATCTTCTGACTTACGTAAACGTGTAGCAGAACATCAAAGAGATAGTATATAATGAGTGATTTAAAATTTACAACAGCTGGTGACTATATGAGTGATACCGATAAAGCAATGATTGAGCAGTTAAGGAACTGGTCAAAAGAGAATGCTCGATTAGAACAAATTGCAAATCGACTTGAAGCATTGGTTGAAAAATCTGCCCGGCACGAAGTATTGTTAGAAAAGATGGAAAAATATTCTACACAAATGTCGCTCATGGAATCAAAATGATGGAATACATGTGGGCACTTTTCGTAATAACCTTTCCCTTAGAAGAGCTACCTGAGTACGCTCATTATACAAGTATTGGTATTTACGAATCGCGGGTAGCTTGCGAACAAGATAAAAATTTGTTCGAGAATTTTGAATATTATTTAGATTCGATCGGCGGATATGTTGAGTGTATAAAGGTAGACGGATGACAAAATTCATATTTGATGTAGATGGAACTCTTACACCAAGCCGAGGCCAGATTGATCTGGGATTCAAGGCTTGGTTTAATATCTTCTGTATGAAGAACGACGTTTACCTTGTTACTGGTAGTGACAAAGAAAAGACCGTCGAGCAAATTGGCGAAGATACTTATAACCTATGCAAAATTGCATATCAGTGTTCTGGTAATGAAGTTTGGGCGGGTGACGTTCAAATAAGTTCAAATAAGTGGATATTGCCAGAAAACGCGCATGAATGGTTATCTGTTAAGCTAACTGAAAGTGATTTTAACATTCGCACAGGATTGCATTTTGAGCATCGTTCTGGCATGATCAATTTTAGTGTTGTTGGGCGAAATGCTAATAAAGAGCAACGAGCGACCTATGTAACATATGAAGGTACTATTAGTGAACGTTACAATATTGCTACAGAGTTTAATATATTATTTCCAAGCTTACAAGCAACTGTAGGCGGCGATACTGGAATTGATATTGCTCCTCGCGGATTTGACAAAAGTCAAATACTAAAAGATTTTGAAGAAACCGCTACGATACATTTTTACGGCGATGCAATGTTTGAAGGCGGCAATGATAAACCTTTAGCAGACATGTTACGCAAAAGGCAGTTGGGATTTTCTCACCAAGTTAGAGGATGGGAAGATACTTGGGAAAAACTTAAGGAAATCACATGAAAGTAAACATTGGCAAATATCCTAATAGATTAATATGCAACTTGCATACTAATTATATGAAAGAGAAATATGACGGTATTACTCTAGAGAACGTCGATCATATGGACCACGTAATTGAAGCGTTTGAAGATATGATACAATCTTTCTATAA